AAGGCTTATTACATGCTGGTCAATCCTGATTTCGCTTCTGTTGGTGGGGATAGAAGCAGGGCAATTGCAGCAAAGCAATTCAAGACTGAGTGGATTGCTGCATTGATGGAAGAAACCGGTGGGGATAGAGAGCGAGCCCTGGCGTCATGGGAATCATTGATTGATGCTGGTAACGCCGTAGACGAGAGACAGGTAGCGATTGAGAAGGAACAAGACATTGCTCGCCAGAAAGCTGATGTCGCGTTGCAGAAATATCTTGCTACTGTTGGCGCAAGCTGATTGTTGAGCGGGTTTCCGAGACCGGTTACAAGGGTCGACAGCAATTAGGCCAGAGGGATGAACGGTTCGCTAGCACCGATAAGCCCATCTCTCGCACCCCAATTCACAAGTAGGATGGCCAGGTCATCCAGGGTGGTTCCTGTTTGATACACATTGGTTTCATCCAGTGTGGTGTGTGCAAGAGCCCGGTTGTCCTTGTGATGACTGGGCTTTTGTCTTGAATGCTAGTAGTTTGGAACCATTGCACTACTGCACATGGCACCTTCAACCTACGTTCCTAATTTCACCAGATTGAAGCTTGGAACCTTAACTGGTTCTGTTGTCAATACGGATGAAGTTGTAGATGCAATGATTGCCACTGGCAATGATGATTTGTATGTGCCGGGAGTTTCGGATGCAACAGGCGGCATTGTTGAGTTGAAGGTGGTGGCACCAGGCAGCGGCTACACAGACAACAGCTTTAACGGTGTTGAGCTACGTGATACAGGAACTGCAACTGGGTTATTTGCAACGATTGATATTCAATGGTTAGGTGGAACAATTGCTTTTGTTGTCGTCCAGAACCCTGGGCAGGCATATAAGAGAGGTGATCAGCTAACGGTTGATTCAGCTGATGTTGGTGGTACTGGATCTGGATTATTGTTTGAAGTCATATTGGTGCAACCTTCTCCTGACTGATGTATTTAGAAAACACTGTCAAAGCAAAGTTAGGGTTGATTGGTCATACCAATCCATCCCTGGCTTTAGTCCAAGCCCGTGTCACTGCAAAGGGTTACACGGGTTATGTGGCAGCTGGTTATAAGGCACCAACACCTGTCAAACCAAAGGCCAAGCCAAAATCCAAACCAAAGTCCAAGGTTGTGAAAACAGATGACGCAATGGGAACCACTTCCTCAGTGGAAGTGGTTGCTGCTGATTAGTGGTCTAGGTGGAAGGAACGAACTGCTCGTCACCTGTGCAGTGAAGGTGCTAAAGAGGGGGCCCTGGCTGCAACCAGGCCCCCTTACGAGAGCAAGCTTTTCGCTCTTACGACACAACCTGAACAACCTGATTTTACTATGTCTGCTCTTACAAACAGCGGTGGCTCTGACAAGTTTGTCGTCCGCGCTTGGAACGGTCAGTCCATCCGTATGCGTGCAAACCGCGTTTGCCTGACTGACCTGTGCAGAGCTGGCGAAACCGGCAGCGGCAACCCAATCAGGTTTGCTCACTGGTTTGAAAGCGACGCCACTCAGCGATTTCTCCAGCACCGCTCCGCCGTAACTGGCCGAGAAGTGTTCGCAGTAAGCTCGACTATTGACAACGCCGAAAATTCGGCACTAATCGTCCGCGAGTCAGAACGGGGCGAAGCCTGGGGCGACGAGGTGGTCTCCCTCAAGCTCGCCGGCCGCCTCTGCATCGAGCTTGAGCACGAGATCTATCAGTGGTACGCGGAAACGCGAGTGTCCCAGGTGCGGGACACTCGGATCCCAATGCTTCCTGCACACGCGGGCCAGGTCAAATCTGCCGCTGAAGGGCTTGTTTTTATTTGGGACGCCTTGGAGGCCAGGGGTCTGGCTGATGATCGAGACCGTATTGAGTTGAAGCGGGATCTCAAGGTCCTGCACACGGCTCTTGTCCAGACCACTACAGGTCAGTTGCCGGGCACTAGCAATGTCCTGTCTCCGATGGACAAGCTGCCTCGCTTTTTAGGCCGAGCAGTGGATGTGGACGCACCGTTGACTTTTGTGGAGTGGGCTGCGGCTTACCTGACGGGCGATCTCAGCAGCGTCGTCAATAAGTACGACACATCCCTGGGTCGCGAAATGGCGAAGCTTTATCGGGAACGCCATAACGATGAGCCGCAGACAACGACGCATTTGTCAGTCAAGGCCGAAGAAGGTCGCAAGCGAATGAACTTGCCCCTTTTCGGCATGGCCAAGAACGGCAATGCAGTGACGCCAAAGATCTACGTCGCGCGTGACTGGGACCTTTTTGTGGTGGCGATGAGGCACAAGGGAGTGATCGCGCCGGACAAGGCGGCGGAACTTCTTGCCGAGTGCCAGCAATTCCGTGCAGGGATGGACTTCTAAATCTGATCAGTAGGCTTAAGCAAGCGGTGCTCTATTTGAAAAAACATGCAGAACTGGGAACCACTACCTGAGGAATTACAACCGCTAAGTCATTTCACGACTTATATCCTTAGGGAATTGTCCCTAGCTGATACACCAACCAAACAACAGCTAGGGATTCTTAACTATTTAGAGCACGGACCTGATCGGCAGATTGTTACTGCCTATCGGGGATGCGGCAAAAGTTTCCTTACTTCTGTCTACGCCTTATGGCGTTTGATGCAGGATCCATTCCGTGAAAAGATTTTGCTGGTGGGGGCAACGGCAGATAAGGCCATTGAAATATCCACGTTCATGTTGCGGTTGGTGCGGGACGTTGACATCCTCGAATCACTGCAGCCATTGCCTGATGGTCGTGGATCCGTCAACGCATGGGACGTTGGCCCATCAGTTGTGGACCAAAGTCCGTCAGTGAGGGCGGTCGGATTATTAAGTCCGTCCTTGACCGGAAAAAGATGTACAGCCGCCGTAATCGACGATTGCGAAACACTTAGTAACTCAATCACCGTATTGAAGCAGGAACGATTAGCTGCTGCCATTACAGAGATTGAGGCGATCAGAAAGCCGTCAGTAGAAGGGGAGTTACCACGAAAGACAATCTTTCTTGGCACACCACACCTTGAATCAAGTTTGTATTTAAGGCTGAGAAGGGAACGGAATTACAAGGCCAGGATGTGGCCAGCACGTTATCCTTCCCCGACATCAGATGCATGGGATTCATATGAAGGATGCTTGGATCCAGCTATTGCTGCAGAAGTAGAAGAAGACCCATCAATTGCAGGAGACCCGACTGACCCTGAACGGTTTGGTCATGACGAACTGTTGAAGCGCGAGATGTCAATGACACGCGCAAGTGTTCAACTCCAGTATCAATTAGATTGCCGATTAAGTACGCTTGAACGTTATCCAATCAGGCTTGGTGATCTGATTGTTATGGATCTCGATGGTAAAGCATTGCCTGAAGTTGTGAGCTGGGCATCAGGACCAGAGCAGGTGATTCAAGATCTGGTTTGTATTGGTCTTGGCGCTGATCGGCATTATCACCGTCCGATGGTTGTGCAGGGCTGGGTGTCAGCAAAGGAGACGTGGAGATGTGTTCTCAGCATCGATCCTTCGGGAAGGGGACGCGATGAAATGGCTTGGACTGTCCTCGCTGAATACAGCGGCAACTTTTTTGTATTGGAGTCCGGCGGCACTACGCAGGGTTACAGCGAAGAAGTATTGAAGATGCTGTCGATGAGAGCGAAGCGTTGGAACGTCACGCAAATTGTGGTCGAGTCGAATTTCGGAGATGGATTATTTGCCGCCTTGTTGCAGCCGGTGATGAATAAGGTTCACCCTTGTGGCATTGAAGAGATCAGGGTCAACCAGCAGAAGGAACGCCGTATCTGTGACCAGTTGGCACCGCTCACTCAGCAGCATCGTTTGGTGATTAGCGCAGATGTGATCCGTAAGGATTATCAAGACGCTGAACGCAATAACGATCGCGGTTATGAACGCTCACTGCTATTCCAGATGAGTCGCATCACGATGGATCGCGGAAGCCTGGCAGCAGATGACCGGATTGATAGTTTGGCTTTGGCCTGTCAATTCTTCACTGAAGCTGCTGCTCAAGATCAAAACCGTGTCGCAGCGAATCGTGAATATGAGATGTTCATGAACCAGATCGAAATGGCTGCTGATGAGACAGGAGCCAGTATCGATGCACTGGCTCTTGGTCTACCAACGAAATCGATTGGACGGTCGTATGGAGGCTCTAAGCGTGGCGTGTCTTGTCGGCGCCTTTGATCGGCACAATCTTGCCTTGTAATGCAGAGAAGTCGAGCTTCTTTGCCATCTGACTTTTTAGTTGCTCAGATGTGTCCTTATCGAGTTGCGCTGTGATGGCGTTCTGTTTGAGCAGCTGAAGAGCCGTGCGGATGTCGTCATTGGTCTGCTCTCCGTTGTCCAGGCGATCTCGAACAGCACGGACAACAGATGCGTGAAGTTCTTCCAGCTCGGCATTTAGATCAGGCACTTGTTACTGGTGCAGAGTTCTTTAACCAGTATGTCTGCCAAGCCATGGC